CTGTTTCGGTCCTCTGCGTACATGCTGACTCGACCGCCCTTTATTCCTTTTTGTGAGGTGATGAATAAAGAGTAAGAACGTCCACCTCGTCGGAACGGCAGGATTTGAACCTGCGACCTTCAGATAACTAGTCTCGCCGCCGCTCTTCCAAACTGAGCTACGTCCCGCGTTTAGGCTAGACGGCCATTCCTTATATACGGAAAGTTGGCGATACCGTCTAGCCTTTGCCTACAAGGTAGGACTTATCCGGGTAAGGATTTTAACATCACTCAAAATCCCAATTATTAAAATATTTAGAATATGCACCTTTTTCACTCACACAAATGTTTGATACCTTTCCTTCAAATGCAATGCAAGGAATGATATACCAATCCCAATAATTCACAAGAACTGCAAGATAATCCGCAGATTCTTTACTTACGAACTTTGTTTTTGAAGACCTCGGATATGAGGATTTTATGCTTACGACATTTCTTCCCTTTTTATCAACCCAAGACTTTTTTACTTGAACAGAAACAAATTTTCCGTTTACTTCAATAACAAAATCGTATGGCTCAACATTGTAAATCGGGCGGCTTATTGGAATATTCCTATCCAAACATTCAAGTATAAATTTTTCTTCTGCTACATATCCATTTTTTAATTTATTGTTCATTTTACCTATTCCGACACCGGATATAATTACTGCTTTTTTCTGTATCTATCGGTATACATACGCCGGCAGTTCACACAAGTCATGGAAAACGGGTTTCCCAGCTGATCTTCGTCGTGCTCACATCCTTTACATGCCGGATTTTCTTCTTTATCGCTTATTTTCTCGGTTTTATCGCTTGTTTCAGTGTCGTCACTCGGTTCAACTGAGTAAATAACATCGAATAACGTGCGCTTGCGTTCCTGAGCAATGTGCTGGCATCCACATACCGGACAATCGAACGCGTCATACATAGGTTTCTCTTGCTCTTTTGTGAATACTGTCACTGCCCCCGTGAACCCATCATCCCGCGCAATGTAGTGATAGAGCTTATTAAGCTCCAGCTTTGCACCGCATACGGCACAAACGACGATCTTTTCTTTTGTCTCTTTAACCGGTATTGCCATATTACGCCTCCTTATCACACGGGCACTTTTCGTCACCCTCTTTTACTACCTGACTCCGCGTGCAGCCGAAACCGTCATAATTATGACAACCAGAACTTTTGCAGATTTTTTCATGCCGATCAATGTGTCCGTTGATCGCGGCCATGTAAAACTGTCTCATACTCGGATAACCCATTTCGGTAGCGGCTTTTCTGTAGCGCTCTGCTTCCTCTGGCTTAACACGGAACCTGATCTCTGTCAGTGTTGACAAATACTTCATAGTCGATTCTTTGCGCTTTTCGTTGTACATGTTTCACCTCCCGACACTATAATAACACACTATCGCGCGTTGCGCTATACCTTTTTTTATATTTTTTCAAACTACCATCCCGCCCGGGCCGGTGCAGTTCACGGCCGACATTCTGAGACGGGATCACAGCCCGTACCTGCAGCCGTCGATCTCAGCGGAAACCGGGGCGCGCTTCTTATTATAGGACGGGCCGCCGGGCCTATGGGATATAGGGCGGACGGGATAAAGCGCCTGCAGGGGCCTTGTACGATCTCAGCGGGGGCGACGATCTGAGGCCGGACCGGGGACCGGTTGACGATCTGAGGCGGGGTGCGGACGGGCGGCGCGCTATACGGCTTTTTAAGGGGCTTTTAATGGCCGGGTGTAGGTTAATACGGGCGCGGGCCTTATAACGTCTCTGATGGCCTTATATAGCCTCACAGCGGGCACCGGGGACTGTGGCGGCCCGTCGGCACGATCTGAGGCCGGGCGGGGCGCTATACAAATGTTACAATTTTGACAGCTTAATTTTGTGCAAAACAGAAAATTCGCAAAACCTATTGACATTTGATGTATAGGGCGCTATATTAGTTATATCAAATAGATCAGCACCACTTAGCGGGCGCGGCCCTATCAAAAAGAAAACAGGAGGTTCAAGCCATGAAAACATATTTTACAGAATGCAGAAGCATTGAAGATGTCAAAGAGGCATACCGGCGGTATGCTAAGGCACTTCACCCGGACAACGGCGGCGACGCTGAGGAGTTCAAAAGAATGCAGGCAGCTTATACAGCAGCATTCAACCGATTCAAATATACTCACCGCAAAGAGGACCGAAACACGGCCGGCCGATCAAAGGCCGATCAGGGAGCCTATCATAGCACGAAGGACACATACAATGATTCTTTTACGGCTGAGACGTTCGCAAAGGTTATTGATTCAATCATTGGCCTTGACGGGGTCGAGATTGAAATTGTAGGGAGCTGGATATGGTTGAGTGGTAACACTTACCCATATAGAGAACAGATCAAAGCGGCAGGGTTCTTTTGGTCGAGTAAACACAAAAAGTGGTATTACTCAGGCGATACCCGGAAAAGTAAGAAGCATTCTAAACTTACTTTCGACGAAGTGCGCGCCCTGCATGGATCACATGAAATTCGCTCACCTTTTCGGCCGAAGCTCACATAATAAAAGCCCGCGCGGAGGACGCTTGCCCGGTTCACCACCGGGCGCGGGTTTTGTCTCTAATGACACCACACCACACAACACAAGGGGGTTTTGCAATGACAGACTATAAGCAAATTGTCGATCAGATCAGGGAGCTCACGCGTATGCAGGAAGAATTAGCGCAAGAAATAGCAAGCCTGCAGGATCAGATCAAGGCGGACATGATAGCCGCAAACGTGGACACAATAAACGGTACAGATTTTAAAATCACATGGAAATCTTACACAAAAACCACATTTGATAGCAAAGCACTGAAAAACGATTTGCCGGAACTTGCGGCTAAATATTCAAAAACATCTGAATACAAGCGTTTTTTAGTCAAATAACAAACGCCCGCGCGGAGGACGCACGGCCGGCCCGACACCGGCCGCGGGATTTACTCATAATTACATTTAAGGAGGTTAATAATATGAGTTGCTTCATTGTTGAACCTGAATGCATTCAGGCACAAGCCGCTTTTATAGCTGCTATATTAAACGCGCCGACGGGCTACAATGACAGATACAGAATAAGCGCCGACGACGCCTTAAAAGACGTTTTCAAAGCCTGCAAGGACCACAACGGATACAGCGCCCACAAGATATATAGAACGCTGTATATAATGAATCTGAGGGCCTACAACGGCAAATATAAAACGGACGTCAAAGAGTTCGAAAAGTACGTGCCGACACCGGAACCGGCGGACCTGCTGAAGCTTTACAGCTATATAGATTGTTATTTGTATCAATGCGCTGAGGAGCCCGTGTATAAAACGCCGCTGTATAACGTGATCGAAAGTTTGCAGAATAGGCTTGCACGTACAATTATCACACGTTTACCGAATTACAAAGCATACTAATCACACTTTAACCCGCGCGGGCCGGGTAAAGCCCGCTGGAGGTTTTTATGATAATATGGTACACGGCCCGCGTCGGTTGTTGGTTACGCCCTGCAACGGTTGAATATCTCGGCGGGACCTATAAAAAGACTGTAATAATAAGAGAAGCACAAGAAAAAGCCGATAAAACCGGCCTGCCAGTTACGGTTTACGGCGACAACACGAATCGAACTTTCGTGATCTTCCCCGCAAATAAAGACGGCCGGTAATACCAGCCGTCTTTTCGAGTTTTTAAGGTTGTTAATGTTGTTTATGGGCGTAAAAGCTAAGCACATACGCCCATAAAAGCAGCTCAATTATCGCAACCATCGTTATTCCCTCAATATGCAACGCCCATATTAAATATATTGGCCTGAGACACGGCCTCAATCAGTCTTTTATGCGCGTTTTCATAGTATATCGGATCAATTTCAAAGCCTACAAAATTATGGCCGGTTTCGTGGCACGCTATGAGGCTGCTGCCGCTGCCTACATGGGTATCAAGTATAACATCACCGGTTTTTGCGAAGTTTTTGATACACCATTTGTACAGGTCAACCGGTTTTTGAGTCGGATGTATGCGTTTTTCTTTGTTTTTCATGTTTTCCTGCAGCATCCCGTTCCATCTGTAGCGGAAAATACGCGTCGCACGATCAAAAGAGGTCCATGCAAGCTCACAATCGGCAAATTGCACGCCTTCAGGGTGCTTTTTATCCCAAACAATCCAACATTGCGAGTCTTTTTTTATCGAACTTACAAAGTAATTGCCGCCCCACACTATTTGATTCTTTGACACCCGGAAAAGCTCAGCAAAATAATCATCGCCGGTCTTTTCCTGCTGCCATATCCCAGTATGGTATTGAATAGCCTTTGCCAATCTTTGTGTTGACTCAGCATTTTTCATGTATCCACCTTGTGTTACACCACCGTAAACCGGGTCAACAATGGCAAGATCAAAATATTTATCGGGAAATTGCCGCATCCCCTCTATGCAATCCATGTTATAAAAGCCGAGATCAAGCATCCGTTCTCCCCCACAACCAATCAATTGATACATCCAACACTTCTGCCAGCGTTTCAAGGCTCATAATACGAGGATTTATATTTCTACCATACTTTTCAGGCTCAAGATACAGGTAAATAGTATGTGTGTGCATCCCTGACAGCCGGGCGAGCTCTGATACAGTCATATTTTTATTTTTCATTGCCGTTTTTAACCTATCGGAAAACACCATTATTCCATACCCATCCTATCATCCTCGTCTGATGCTACCTTTAAAGCAGCAATCACACCGATTATATCAACAAGCACAATCACGCATACTACTATTATTAATCCCATTTTTATTCTCCTTTCATTTTTATAAGTCTATGTTTGCATTGATTCTTTTTTTTGCGATTTCGTAATATTCTTCATTTATTTCGCATCCAACAAAATCATAACCCAACTCAATACATGCCAACGCTGTTGTGCCACTACCCATAAAAGGATCAAATATTGTTTTGTTTTCGGGTAACGTACTTATGATGTTTTTCATTACTTCCAATGGCATTTGACAAGGATGTTTTGTTTTGTCTTTGTTTACGTTTTTAACCTGATTGACATTCCACCAATCATACATACGCCCCCCCATCAATCCTCTTGCCATTCGTTCTTTTATCCGCTTGTCGTTTGGGTTTTTGTATGGCTGTAATGCTTTTGTGAAATCAGGCTTAACCTTATACCAAGCAATATCCCTATGCTGTCTTGCGGTGTTTGAGTTGTACACCCAAGAGCAAACTCTCATTGGTATTTCGCCACTCTCCAAAGATAAACGATGCAATGATTCTGGATAGTGAATTATCACGCATGGGAAACGCCTGACTAAATTTGCAAGCATTGCGTAATACTCCACTTCATCCATCTTGTCATTATACTCATTGTAGTGATAACCAATATTGAATGGTGGGTCAGTGACAATTATCGTATTTTCCCTGTCCATTTCGCCTATCTGATTTTTGTAATCATCATTGTATAAATAGATAGATGGAATTTTCAATTGTTCACGATATATCAATCCATTTCTCCTTTGTTTTTATTTTGTTATCAGTTTCTTTCCGCACTTCGGGCAAAAGTACGCTTCGTTATCTTCCGGCGTGCCATCGTTAAACTCCCATAGCACTCCACACCGTGAACACTCATACTGTACACCGCCATCAGGAGATTCATGTGGAATCCAGTGCCCTTCCTGCGGTTCTGGCTGCACTGATAACAATTCTGCCGAATCTGTCACATCTTCGAATTTTGGTTCTGCACCATCAATCAAACTCTTGCACCACCTCATGCCGTTGCGCATTCCAAGAGAGTATGCGTCATTTAAATTTGTCGCAGTTATTCCGGCTTGTATTTTTTCAATTAAGTCTGACTGTACGTTCGGCAAAAGGCTATCATAGCTATCACTATCATCAGCCAACTGCTCCCTTAGTCCGCTTTCATACATTTCCTTGTCGTGTCTCTGCATCCAGCCTGATGACTGCAAATGCGTTATCGACTGTTCGTCTGTCAGTTCGGGCTGTGCGGCTTTCATATCCTCGACGGTTTGCCTTATTACTCTGTTCCATCGTGGACAACTATGCCGGTCTTTATCGTACTCTCGGCAGTCTGTACACCATTCGTCAAGGTCGGGCTGTGCGGGTGGCATAGTTGACACGGTACTAATCGCAAATTGCACACCGTCAATAAAGCCCTCGTCATAATCAGTGTTCGGCACCGTAGCTTCAAGCACTCTGCGGAGATGTTCAACCGTCTCCGTCTTGCTTATCAGGTCGGAAGTTGTGCCTTCCTGAGAAAGTTGTGCCTTCAATGCTTCGATTGCCGTTGATATATTTGTATCAATACCTGATTCTGCCTGCACATGCATCTGCCACTCAGACAAGCCTTTTATCGAACGTTCAATTTTTTGTCTGTCCATCGGTTCACCTCTCATCCTGCATCCCTGACATAGAATTTCCACCAGATACGCACATATCCATAGCGTTCGCTTACCTCTAGCACATCAATAGAAACCGTTCGCCATGTCGCAAAATGCTTCGGATCATCATTCTCCGACTTGATTTTCGCAACGATTTCTTCCACGATTTCAACGGCTTTGTCTCTATCTGCAACCCACACCCAAAACGCAAATCCATCCTCAATGCGCTTGTAGGTTACGGGAACATCATCGACACGCAATTCCAAATATGTTGGTATCGTATGTCCTTTTGGGATATAAAACTTAATATCACTCATTCGGTTCTCCTTTCCGCATCATCGACAGGCACACAGTAATTCGTGATTTCAAGACCGTATGTGAGCATCCCCTCAGACATAAATAAGTCAATAAGCTGTTTCTCTACATCTTGCCTCGGGGGAAATTCATCCGCATCTGGTATCTCTATTGTAGTTAATAGATTAAACAATATCTTCATTGGTTCTCCTTTCCAATTCTTTTTTTGCCCAAGCCCCTATCTCGTCGCATTTACGTATGGTTTTATTTATATCCCGTGTTATGGATATGACCATATATAGGCTAATCAGAATGATCGCCACGCCAGCGATAGCAAAGATTATAATGTCCAAATCACTCATTCGGTTCTCCTTTCCCAGACGCCATCATCCGAAGGATAAGTGTCATATTCCCGGTCAAGCCACGCCAACTTACACCTGATACATCCTTCTTTATACTCCTTAGTGTCGTATTCGTTTCCCTCATGTTCGTTCAGACAAGCACTATAGCCGACATAGGGGCAGTCAATATTGTACTCAGCCACCGATTCATAAGAAGCCCCGCCATCATCTATTGCATCTGCGAGAACAGCTACCAGATAATCCCTGTTTGTGGGATGCTTCTCATCATACGTGTAAGTTATTATTCGCATCGTCCATCCTCCCCAAGCTATCTCTGAATGTATCGAGTATCATCTGCGCCCTGTCCCTGTCTGCATACGTTACATCTGGTGTCGGGTGTGTGATGATCCGCCACGCTTCATCGTACTCGAATTTTGCCTTTTTGAGTATACGGAGCCATTCGGCAAGCTGACGGTCATGCTCATGGCATGTCTTATTGGATTCAGCTTCTTCTTGATAAAATTCCCCGCCATGCGCTTTGCAGTGTAAAAAGGCTTTGTGATACCTTTCTGCGCTTTTCTCGTAACTGGCAATCGCCTGCTCAAGTGTCATGGTTCTCACCGTCCTTATCGACCAATACGTCTGCTATTACTGCGAGACTGCCAGCAATTTCCACAAGGATAACAAACATAGCTTCTTCTACACTTAACCCCTCTTTATCTTCAATCGAATTAACAGTTCTTTTAAGCGCTCTAAATCTGCTCATAGTTCTCAATCACCTCCTGCCATTGCACCAGCCATAATGATAGCCAGCGCTAAATACATCGTGTTATCGTCTAACGTCATGTTAAGTTTAGCGGACAAAAGTCTCCATCCAAACGCCGCCACTATTGCGTATAAGAATCTCATTACATATCCTCCAATCTACTGTTGATATACCACAATGGCAACATAGTGCCTAACTGAAACTGACCTGACTGCCACGGATATATACATTGCTGTGTCTGACTTAATAAAATGTTTAGAAAAGCCATTGCATCTATAAGGTCCTGTTTTTGCTCGTATGTTCCATTTAAGCAAATATCAACAATATATTTTTTTACCGGGTCTTCAGGTTCGGTTTCGTCGGCATCCCACCCGGAAATCAGCGCCTTTGTATCTGGTTCTGTCGTTTCTTTGCATTCAACTACCTTTTTTGCAAGATCAAGCAATTCTCTAATACTTTTATTTTGCAGCTCAATACTTTTCGTGTTCAGATCGGCTTTTTTCTCAAGATAATTAACATTTTCTGCCAAAGTGTCAATAACAAAATACGCGTTATTGATTCTATCGTTTAAATGCAGGCAGATAAGTCCAAAAACACCGATTGTTACCAATAAGCAAGCCATTGTAAGTGTCATTTGCTCCCCCTTTCTGGCAGCGCCAAGATCTCGCTGATTGGTGCGTCAAGGTAAATGGCGTGCTCTCTTCCACCATTTTTGTAATCATTATAACAACGCCCGGATACTTCGCAAAATTCTTCCGGGTCTTCTAATGGTGACCAGTCAATCGGGCAATGGCAACACATTATGTTATCAAAAGGATTTTTCTTTACAAACTCGCACAGCACGCAGTTATGAACAAACGGCTTACCAAAACGCTCCCACACCCAATCACTTTTGAAATCCTCACGTTCTCGTGCATTCGGATTGTCACCAAATTTCTCAGCCATATCACCCCACATCATACGGTGGTATGCAAGCGCTTCCTCTTTTGTCAAATCTTTATAATTCCATGTCCACACTTTTTATTCCTCCACCAGAAAATATTTCTTCACTCTTGCTTCATTGCCGTAACGATCATGCGCGTTGATATAAACATCACCAATATTATATCCCGCTGATCTCAACTCATGTATACGACTAGCCAGACGGAGCACGCCTAGCTCCGTCATGGCCTTCCTTGTTGTTATGCTGCCATGTGACCGCATATATTCAATTATGCGGTTTGCCTGAATCGGCCGCTTGTGTTCACTCTTCATAATCGCCCTCGATCATTCTCTCAATATCATTGAGCCTCATGTGAGTTGCTATATGCAGTCCACCTGTCCAAAGAATGTTAATGACAGTGACAACACAATACATTACAAAGTAATCAATTTTCAGCATCTGACTCCTCCATCTGTAATCTAGCTTGTTTGATTGCGCTCAGCAGGCCGGCCGGCATTCTCGCTTCACTCCGCGCCCGATCTGCTAACCGATTGTAAATGTCTCGGAAATTGGCCCGTATTGCCGTGGGATTATCAGACAAGCACATATTTGTATAACCTATGCGCTTGACCGTCTCAAGCGTGACTCCGGTTAATTCATCAAGCCCGGCCTCAGCATTATAAAAGCCATACTTACGAATGTTTTTTCTTACAGTCTCATAAGCCGCATCCCAATCAGGAATACCCGGTTCGGTGATCGTGTATGCTAATTCTCGAAGGTCCGCAATAGTAGGCGCCCATTTATTAGTAGCTACCCATTTGTTAAGGGCCATTGTCATAACCTGATAGTCAATATCACAGAGCTGCATATACCACAGCTCCATAGCCTGAACATTAGGCATTATGTTTTGATTAGGGTAATACGTTCTAATGGCCGCGGCGACCTTTGAAAACTGCTCTTTTGTCACGTTTTCTTTCACCCCCTCCCTCCCGAAATATTGCTTTAACACTGGCGTTCTCTTGATCGTCCAAATCAAACACTACAAAGCCCGAGATTTCTTCAAGCAATCCAATCATGGTGCCTACCGTCAAAAACGGCATCTGGTCTGTATCTTTTTCGTACTCCCTCAGCTTGTGCTTAATGTCTGCTACGTCAAGCAACACCGCCCGTTTCCGTATCATGGTTCCCTCCTTAAAATTATATTGTTGCGCTATACTTATTATAGCGCGTTGATTTCACAATAGCAACACTTTTATCAGGAATTTGCAAATTCGCCGGCCATTCTGTAAAATTCGTCGAGCTCCGCGGCCTTCCTGTTCTGCTGCGGTATGCCCTGCTGAATCTTATCAAAAAAAATCCCCTGCCAGCCGTTCTGTATTGAGAGGTCAATAACATCAATGACCGCGAACGCCCCGTGTGCCTGTTCCTGCGTCTCCACCTGCTTGAGCAATGATCTTATTGATCTCTCTGATTTAAAGGGCTTCTTTATATCCTTGCGGTATTCAAGGAAATCAAGCACCTTTTCTCTGACAGGCAGTGAGATATTTGTCTCGCCAAGCAGAGCGGCAACGGGTATTCCTTTATTATTATTTTCTTTTTTATTTTCTTTTTTATCTACATTATTATTTCCGGCTTGTTTTTTTACTTCCAGTGGTGCAGTTTTTTCACTCCCAGTGGTGCAGTTTTTTGACTTCTTGTAGTCAACTAACGCAAGTACTGCATCCTCATTAATCAGGAAGTATCGCTTTGCAGGTATGCCAATCTTTTTCGTTGTCAAGATTCCGGCATCCTCAAGGGCTTTGACGGCTTTTGACTGCTGGTACTTTGACAGCGTTGTATTTTCCTCAACGTGCTCCACTGTCTCATAGAACGTGCCGTCAGTAAGTTGCCCAATCATTTCAAAGTAGTTGTATGAGGATGCAAGCTCTGCCAGCATTACAGCGGCATCCAGCCCAACAGCCCGGGCTATGTGCTTATTGACCGTGAGGAATCCATCAGATGCAAGAAATTTCAGTATGCTCATATCTTATCTCCAAAAACAAAATAGCTGTATGAAAGTAGGTGGCAGCTACAATCATACAGCTATGGTGTGTCGGTTATGAAATTTTGCGCCTGTTACGGACTGCCACTCCATAACCGACTGCGTGTGCCTGTTGGCTGAAAGGTGTTAGGCGGCTCATGACTTCCGCCTACACTACAATTATTATAATATAGCCAAAGAGAATTTACAATTATGTTTCGTAAATGCGTATATTATACGTGTATAACATGAGCTTTCTTTTGATGAGATAATCAGGCGTTCTAAAGCCCTTGCAGTCCTCTACAACGTATGTGCCATTCTTCTTATCGTAATAACCAAAATCAGCGATATAGACGCACTCACGCTCTATGACCTTACCCTTTTTTACGCCTCCGCGCGGGCCTTTTGTATCTGGTTCTCTCTGAGCAGGAATCAGCACGTACCGTTTCTGTCGTTCAAGATCAGTAATTACACCGCGCTCTTGTAACTGTTTGAGCACTCCCCACCGGTGATACTCTTTCATACTGTCAAACGTGCCTTCAGGCGTCGTGATCTTCTTTGAATGGTACTTGCTCATTTACCGGTACTCCCAAAGCCATTGGTGCCGCGGTCCGTTTCTGTTAGCTCCTCGGCAGCTACACAGTTCTCAAGGCAACACGGCACAATAACCAACTGCGCAATCTTATCTCCGGGCCGTATAATGTAGTAATCAAAACCAGCATTAAACAATCTCACGCCTATACTGCCGCGGTAGTTTTCGTCAATAACGCCCTCGCAATGCAGGTCCCACGCGTTCATTGAGCTACGTGTCATTACAAGCCCTACATGGCCCTTTGGAAGCTCAGGATGTACTCCCGTGTCGATCATGGCACTATGGCCGGAAAATATCACAATCTTTTCAATATTCATAGGTGCATAGAGATCAAGTCCGGCATCGGTCGGATGTGCCCTCAACGGCAAAATAGCGCCATCGTCTAGTTTTACTCTCATAATTATATCTCCTTATGCAAACGGTAATTCTTCATCTATTCCATCAGGAATATTAATAAAACCGTCTTTATCGGGTTTCTGCTCAGGAGCGGCCGGAGCACTCTGGTTCTGATTGTTCCGCTGAGAAGCGGCCTTACTCTCGGCAAACTCTACACTGTTACAAATGATCTGTTTTGAATAGATCATCTGGCCATTGCTGCCCTGATAATTATTGTCCTGCAGCGGACCGTTTATAATGATCTTCGTGCCCTTTTGAATGTACTTTTCAACAAATTCGGCCGTTCTGCCAAAACAAACGCACGTGTGGAAATCCGCGTCTGGCTGTCCGTCTCTCTTGAACTGCCGGTCAACAGCCAATGTAAACCGGGCAATAGGCTTTCCATCCTGTGCATAACGGATTTCAGGGTCTTTTGTGGGCCTCCCCATCATAATGCATATATTCATATATTCTCCTTTCTCACTTAATTCTCAGCGATTCACCGCGTTCACCGAGGTGGGCAAAATCAAGCTCGTTTCCGCTCTCAAGATACTCTCTTACTGCGTCCTTGTCTACATCCCACTCAACTTTGACGAATTCAGCCGGAATCTTTTCAATTTCAATGACCGGGGCATACACCACCGGGATCTTGCCGCCATTCTTGGCGATTGTGAAGCTATGCTTTGCCGTCTTGAGCTTCCGCTTGCCGATTGCGAGCATAGCGTTGTAAAGGTTTCTCTTGATGCTGTCAACATTGGCTGTCAGCGTCTTCTTGCGTGCCTGCAGCCGCTTGATTTCCTTGTCGATTGTATCAATGTCAGCGTTGATGCTGTCAATGACATATGCATAGCCATCCGCCTTGTCCTCGATCTCCCCGGTCAAGCCTTCCATTGTGTCTGCCAACACTTCCGGGTCAATGTCCGGGTCTTCTGCCATTTCCAACAACTGCATATACTCTTCTGTTAATTCAAACAAATTGCTCATGGTTAATCCTCCAAATAATTTTTGTGAAATATCGCCATCCATTCATCATGGCTGTATTGCCCCTCAAACGCTCTCTGTGCTTCTATTTTGAGTTTTTTGTTGAGGCCCTTACCATTCTTGCCATGCACTCCAAAAGTGCCTCTGTGGTGCTCTCGGCAAAGCCAAACGCATAGATCATACTTTTCTGATAAGCTCCGACCGCTACTCCCGAAAATTATGTGGTGCCGTTCAAGCCCTATTTGGGAATGACACACATAACACTCTTTATTCTTTTGTATCATGCCATTGCTCCCATTGTTTTAAAGCGTTCTGCACATCCCTTGTCAGCGGTGGTTGCAGGCCGATTTCTTTCATTTCAGAAATAACGCCGTCGATTAGTACAGACATTTCTTTAGTGTTATATGTACTGCTGCCAAAGTAACATATTAACTGTTCAGCTTCCTTTCCGTTTATCGTGATCTTTCCTATATCTTCACATTCACGCCATTGACGTTTTACGGCCTCTACCATGTTAGGCTTGACACAAATGTAAGTATATTTGCCATATCTTTTCAGCATTAGCAGGTACACTTCCCATTTGTCTGTACGGAGTGCTGCTGCTATCTCACCGAGGCAGGCCCACAATAGCGCGTTGGCTTCGAGGGACCGTTTTTTTCTGTATTTATTAGCCTCAATAGACAGCAACGGCAAATCCTTGATATTGTCTATCTCCATTTCGGCCTGCCGTTCATTGATCGTGAACGTTATATTTAACTGGCCGCTCAGCCAGTCACGACTAACTGAGACGACCTTACCTGTCCACTTCATTACTTCCTCTTTCGGTTATAACAGACTATAAGTTGTTCTGTCGTGAGCGCCTCAACTGACGGCACCTTGTAAAAATCGAGTATCTTCCTCAGGTTTCGTTCATCATAGTTCTGCTTGATAAACGCAATCATTTCCGCGTCACTCGGGTATGCGGCTTTCATCTTTTCTTCTGCCGTCACCTTGCTCACAGGCTCGGAAGCGTACTGGTCAGGGTCTTCCCCGGTAATGATCTTGTACGCCTTGAGCAGTGCGTATTTATCAGCATATGTCATTGCCTTACCGGGCGCTTTGTCCTGCGTGTCCACCCCGTCACCGTAGCTCTCGATGTCAATGTAGCTCTCCGGCATATCAATGCAGAGGAAACGATATGTGACTTTCAGCCGCATATATAGCTGGATTGTCGTTGTGCCGTTCTTGCCCGGCTTTTCCATTGTTCCGCTCTCCACAATCTCACGCTTGAGCGGGTATGAATACACGCCGTGCTTTGCTTCTGCGGGCTTTACCGCTGCCAGCACATCGGCTTCCCCTACTGCCTTGTAACTTGATGAACCATAGCCCACCGCAAGATTCTTTGCAACTGCGGAGATCTCGCTTGTAATTGCGCTCATGCGCTCAAAAATATTCTTTTTCTCCATGTTGTTACTTCCTTTCCAATGTTTGCATTGACGCTTTCTGCTCATCTGTGGCATATTCGCCAGTATGATAGACAAAGCAGTTCGCAAATTTATCGGCATCGGATACAGAAACGTACATCATCTTTCCTTGCTCACTTTCTTTGTACGCTACAATGCTTACCATTACGCCGTACTTGTCCGCAAACTCATTGAGCTGTGCGCCGACAAAATCAATCGTTTCTATCAGCGCCTTCGTCATGTTCTCGGGTACTTCTTTCGGTACAATGATTTTCATATATATCCCTCCTGATTAACTGTTTTATGTACCCCTGCTTATTCGGTACACTTGCTAATTTTTCGATAATGTCCGCATCGGTCCGGAGGTTCAGCTTCAGATACACCCCCTTACAATGCGTCTTATCATATCTACTATGCCATTCTGATTGCCGATTCATTACACCTCCCTTCTCTTTGGCAACTCTATTATAACATGGGTATATACTGTTTTCAACAACAAAAAAGGGCCGATCTCAAAAAAGATCAACCCTCTTTTATTATTGTTCTAGCTTCCGCATGACTGCAGCATACAGTCTCGGTTGTACAGCGCTCAGTGTTTGCATAAGCTCGTCAATTACCCGCATGATAGTATCATAGTCTAGGTCCGAAGCTACCTTATAAAAATCACTGTCGCTCTTGTACGTCGGCGCGGCCGCATACGTATAGGAAGGAACCTCAACCGGCGTTGCATTTTCTGTCTTGCCGGTTATATGGTCCAATATGGTATAATACGCGGCCAACTTAATGCACGTATTAGCGTTTGGGTTTCGCTGCCCTTGACACTCCGCTATTGCCGCAAGCAGATCATTTTCTGTTATCAAGGGAGATCACCCCTTTACATGCGTTCAATATCAGAGATAAGGTTGCGGATTTTGCTCTTTGCACCTTCCGGGGCAGTTTCCATCATTTCACGCAGATCAGCGATCATACCCTCATTGGCCATTGAATAGCCCTCGTTGGAATACCGGCCCATACTGTCACGCCTTGCGTTGCTGCCACGCCCGCGGGCGTATGAGCTGCCGCGATACGACGTATTATAACCACGGCCGTATGACGTGCCGCCCATCATGTTTTCACTGTAACCATCTTCCTCACGCTCACAAATATTGTCAATATGGTCAATGGCACTTGAAATATACTTGATCGACTCAACATCATCCTTTGAGAATTTACCATTCTCAGCGTAATCTTCAAGCTCTTTAATGAGTTTCTCTTTCAGATCATAAAGTCTATGCATGATATACCTCCTTTCTTATGAAATTCTGGTAATTGTCAGGTTGGCATTCTGGACGTTAATCACCGGGGCCGGTGTCACTGTCGGATCAGTTGTCGCCGGTACAGCATCCACGCTCAGGCTAAAGCAGCAGCATTTAGGGACCTTGACAATGGCCGTACTTGTCACATTCCCGTACTCTTCAACCGCGGCCGGTGTGATAATTGCTCTACTTGTAAGCCTCGGTTCACCGTTTACAGCGATAGCAACGGCAATAGGGGTAACCGCTCCACCCTCGGGGATTGCAATATTGCCGTTGAATGTGACCTGATACTGTGCAAACTGGTTGCAGTTACAACCGTTGTTTGAACGTGCGCCCTTGAGAATAAAATTCCCTGTCTGTCCCTCGTGGTACACGTTCCCACGATTGCAGGGAATAGATGTATCGAACAGAATGGGCGCATTCAGCGCCACACTCTGCACGGGATTATGCAAAAATTCACAAGCCATAGAGCACCCCCGTCAACCGTTGCATCCGCAGCCACACCCGTTGTTGTTGCAATTAAAGATCGGTGTCCTTCCGTAAACCGGTGTTGTCGGGACCGGGCAGGTATTGAGACGGTTATACAGCGCGTCAACCTCGTTATTGAGTCCCTGCTGGAAAATAGCCGTCTGAGCGTTGTTGTTCGCAAGAATCTGAGCTGTCTGCTCGACCTGAGAAGCCTGACCACGTGAGAACATAAGCTCCTGACGCAGGTTTGCGATTGTTTCATTCTTTGCGTCGATCTTGTCCTGACAAAGCTGATCTTTGATAGACTGAATACCGGCGTTCATGGCCGTGAGAATGTCTCTTGTATTATTGGCGTCGGCAAAGCGCGTCGCACTTCCCTCATTCTGGATGATGTTCTGAGTCTGGCAGGAAGCAAGTCTGTTCTCGCAGCAGCAGTCGGCAAGCTGTGAACCGATCTGATTGAATCCCTGCAGCATGGCCGTCTGAGCACCAAAGGCCTGATTCATGTTTGCCATCTGACGACCATTGGCCGCGATCTCCGCCTGAGCAAATCCATTAGCAACACCAGCATTTACACCGGCAAAACCATTGCACATCTGTGTTGAAAGTCCGCTGATACCGTCTCTGATCGACGTAATACCGTCACTGATCTGTGCGTCGCGGAATCCGGAGCTTACGTTATTGTTAATACCGTTCTGGCCGTTGAGCAACCACGGGAAGTCCATGCCAAGCTGCATGTTTCCGTAACCACCAAAGCCACCGGCACCCATGCCCCAGCCGCCATTACCGGCAATGAGAAGTAAGAGAATCAACCAACCCCAACTGTCACCGCCAAAGCCGCCAAAGCCACCCTGATTTCCGCCCATATATGCGGGCGCTACCGGCATATAAAAGCCATTGCCGTTGTTTTCATCTGTTAATGCCATTTTTTGTTTTCCTTTCAGTTTTTTTATTCTATCCGCTATGCGCACTTGCGGTTGAATACTTATCTCATAAATTGCTGCATTATCTGCATCACATTCTGCTGATTGTTTTG